ACAAGCTCGTTGGATTGGTGCCAATCTCGACTACTGAGCCGCTACCATTTTCTGAATAAAGTCGGTTGTTTGTCAGGTCTAACGCTGGCTCGCCTTGGACTAAATCACTAGCAGAGGGCGCACCCGATCCGTTCTTGAGTTTAATTGTGGTTGCCATGAACTACTCCAAGAAAAACGCGAAGTAAAAGGAAAGGGGGCCGAAGCCCCCGTGTAGATTATGCAGATGGAACTGCGAGTACAAATCCAGCTTCAGGACGATACACCTGGACACCATAAAGGGTATCTGCAGTGTACAGAGTAGAAAGATACTCTTGCTTGTACTGAGTCTGAGATCGAACAGCCATTTGCTCTGCCATCACGACAGCTTCAGTGTGGAACAGCAACGCGGCACGAGTGTCCACGCTTGATGCTGTATTGTCAGCCGCCGCCTCAATGGTTCTGCAGTTAGCGGAAACGTAAACGTCTACGCCATACAGGTTGCCAATCAAGCCACTGCTAACAGTGCCGCCACTTACAAAGTCAGATGACACATACCGATCAATGCCCATAATCGCATTGCGCGTTGCGGGTGGAATGATCAGATTACGGCCTTCCATTGGTACATTGTTGTCATCCAGTTTCTGAATCATGTCACGGAAAAATGCATCCGTGAACTCGTCACCAGCTACCAGAGTGTCATCAGTGTACTGAGTGGTAGTGCCGTTGTCGTTAAA